CCGGGGCCTCGACGGTCACCTGCGGTGCCGGGACATTCACGACTACATCTGGGGCCTGGGCCTTGACCGTCACCGCCGGAGCCGCCTGCTGCGGCACGTGGACGTGGACATCGGCCGCCTTCTGCTCCGGCACGTTCACCGTGACCTGCGGGACCGGCATCGGCGGCAGCGTGACTTCCTTCGGCAGGTGGATCTCGGTCCTGTTGTCGCGTGGGGTAGCCAGGGCCTTCACGATCTCGCCCATGACGCGCGTGTTCTCCTGCGCCTGGTCCATGAGCTGCTTGATCAGAGCCACGGATCGCGCGTCGGCCTTGTCCACATCCACCTCCGGCGGTTGCTCTGCTGCGCCCTCGTCGCCTACATCGGGTAGCGCCTCGTCCGGCTCAGTATCCGGATCACCCTGTGACCCGGTCCCCGTGGACGCGGCGTCCCCGGGATCTTTCGGCATCGGCGCTTCTGGCATTTCGCCGACGTCCAAGCCCTCAACCTGCGGCGCCGGCCAGCCCGCGGCCTCGCGGACGTAGGCGTCGAGATCCGGGTCCATGATGCCGCCAGCAGACGAGTACGCCTGCAGGAACTTGCCCAGCTCCTCGAGCGCCGTCTCGCTCACGGTCCCGTGCTTGTAGTACGGCAGCTGATCCATGGGCCACCCGTTCAACAGGCCCAGTCTCGGGATGAGCTGCCGATTCAGCGTCTCGTCGTAGCGATCCAAGAGCGAATCCAGCTGCATCGCGTACAGACCCATGCGACCCGTGAACAGCGCCTGGGTGCCGATCTTCTCGTGGCCCAATAGCAGGAAGTCGCTGAACAGGACCATCAGGATCTGCCGCTCCTGGTCCCTGGTCATGGCGGGGACGTCCATGACCTTCGTGCCAGGAGACGACACCAGTTCGAAGGTGAACAGCGGCGTCTTCGTCTCGGGATCCACATCCGAGGGCAGCAGTACACACGCCTGTTCATCGTTCCGGACGTTCTCGCCGATCTGCTTCAGCCGCGCCAAGCCGGAGGCCTGATCCGTGGACGGAGACGCGGAGAACAGGCTTCCGGGCCCCCTCAACAGCGGGATGCCCGAGACGTCACGTTCGGCGCCGACCCAGCCGATCGTCGTTCCTCGCTTGAAGAACTTCCAGGCGAAGTAGGCGGAGCGCAGCAACGAGATACCTTCGGGGTTCCCCTTGATCGCCGACGTCCGAAACAGCGCCAGGCGGTCGATCGAAATCGTGTACTGCACGTAGGTCGGCGCCGGAATCTGCGTCATGCCAAGCACGCGGCGCCCGGCTTCGTCGAACTCCCAGTTGAGCACGCTCTCCTGCGCGCGCAGGCTGATCTTCTTCCAGCCGACGGCCTCGTCGTCGAAGCGACTCGAGAGCTCCTCGTCCGTCTTGAACCCGCCACGCCGCTTGTAGACGATGTTCAACGGGGCGAACCCGTGCTCGAACATCGTCAGCGCCTCGGTGTCCATGTCCGACCGGGAGTGACACATGTCGTCCAGGCACTCCTGGACGAACTCGGCGCGCTCGACGTCCTCGGACTTCGACGAGAACGGCTCCACTCGACCATCGCCGATGGCGCGAAGCGCCGTGTTCTTCATCGTCGTCAGCGCCGCGCTAATCGCCGGGCAGTTGTTAACCATCTCCTGATAGCGCAGCGCCCCACGCTGGCCGCGCAGGTCGACGACGAACTCCTCCTGGATGAAGCCGCCGAACTCCTTGAGGCCCGGGGCGCCGATCTCTTCCGTCGGCTTAGGCTTCGTCACGGCTTTGAGGAGTAGGACCGGCTTCGGATTTGGCTCTGCGCTCATCGGTTCACGCTCCGCAGCAGACGCACGACTGTCCAGACCCAAGCGACCGCCAGGAGACCCAGCGTCCACCGATCGCCCAGGGCGGCCGCGGCAACGGCTCCGACCGCCGTACTCCCGAACGTGACGACGTCGGGCCAGTCGGGACTCGTGCTCATCAATCCAGTTCCGCCTCTCGAGAGCCGTTGCCACCGAAGCCCCAGCCGGAAGGAGCGACCATGGCGGGCAGCGCAATGTCCTTCGGTGCCCGCTTCTTCCTTGACGCCCTGTAGGCGAGCGCGCCCATCACGACGCTGTCGGGCGGATGGCCGGCCCCGTACAGATCATCGACAGTGCAGTAGCGGTGCTCTGATTCCATGGATCGAATGAACGGCGCCCGGATCTCCCGCTGCTCCACCGCAGCGACGTACTCCGAAAGGACATCCTTCCGCTCCCGGCCGACGAACATGACGGGCTCGGCCTTCTGGCCCGTCAACTGCAGCATCCGATCAACGACATCCCCGAGGCCGGTGGCGTCGTGCGCCGCCTCCCCACCGTAGCGCTTCAGGCGCAGCGCGAACCGCTCCACCATGAGATCCCATGGCCTCCGCCTCATCCGCTCGAAGGCCACGAGGATGTGCTGCTTTGGCTGCAGCTTCAGGGTCCCAATATCGGTGTAGTCGACCTTCCGCGCCCAGTCTGCGCCGTGGGCGTAGCGCACGTTCGGTACGGGCGCCTCGATCTCGATCCGCTCGCCTTCCTTACCCTCGAACGCGCCCAGGGATCGGTCGAACATCAGCGCGACCGACGCCGTGTCGATCGCCCGGCCTTCGGTGCTCGGCTCCTGCAGCTCGTACTCCACCGACCACATGCTCTTCGGCACCTGGGACCGCTTGCGATCTACTTCTGCCTGCGAGAGCCAGCCGTGCGGCGACGCCTGACTTTCGCGGAAGCACCACTCGTAGCACGGCCATCCCTCAGCACCGGCACGCTTCAGAACCTCGGTCATCGTGCCGTCTGGGTACTGATGCGTGGACGACGCCGTCACCTGCGACAGGACGCCGTTCTTGCTCATCGGCTGGCCGAGCGACGCGTCGAAGATGTCCAGGTCCATCTCGTCTACTTCGTCTAGCCGCAGCCTGACCGGGTGCGGCCCGCGGACACTCGTCTGCGACGCCATCAGGGCGCGAAGAAAGGCGCCGTTCTGGAGCCGCGTCTCGTGCGACACGTTGGTCGCGAGGCCGCCCTGGACGATGTTCGAGCCGGTCAAGAAGTCGTTGAGATAGCGCAGACCGAGCGTCGACTGACCGCCGGAGCCGCCAAGCAGGTTCACGTCGATCTTCAGCGTCAGGCCCTCGACGAGCGTGAGTAGCGCCATCAGGAACGTCTTGCCTGCCAGACCGCGCGACCCCTTCCACACGCTCATCGGAGATCTCGCGAAGTAGGCATCGCAGAACGCCCGCCATGGAGTGCTGTGGTTCGGGCATACCTTGGTGTTCGGGACGCGGATCCGGAAGGCGCGCCAGATGAACTCGGCGAGCTCGGCCTCGGTTGTAATCGCACCTCGGACCGTCGTCCTGCGTACACTAGGAGCCGTCCCCAAGCTGCTCCTCGATCACAATGGGCCCGCCTTCCAAGCCGCTCACCTCTACCTGCTGCTGTGGCTTGCCCCAACGCCTGTCCATGAGCAACTCCACCGCCTTGAGACGGTCCCGCTCCGCTGCCTTCTTGTCGCGCATCACTCCCACTAGGAACTCCAGCATCTCGGAGCCGTCATGCGTCAGCGCTGCCACCATCGCAGCGACACCCTTCGGACGGCCTCCCGGGTTGCCACTCTGACCCTTGGCGAACGGACGGCCCTTCGGCATCTTGCGGGTGATCTTGCGCTGTTCTGAGCGGCCACCTTTCGACTCGAGGCGAGCGTTCTTCACGACCGGCCGCCTCCGTTTTGGAACGCAGCGATCGCCTGCTTGGTGTTCTGGTTCGCCTCGTCTACTGCGGCACGGAAGGCGGCCAAGGTGTGCGTGGTGAAGGCCTGCTTCAGTTCCACCGTCTGCGCTGCCAGGGCGTCCCGGGTCTCTTGCCGTTGCGCCTCGATCGCCTCCTCCACCCTCAACAGGCGAGACTGCAGGCTGTCCTTGCCGAGGAAGCAGAACTCGCGCATCTCGGCTACCGCTTCCCTCAGCACGGCCACCTCGACGTCGCTGTATCCGTTGCGTGGCCCTGCTGGTAGGACGAAGGGCCCCCCCCTCCTGCGCGCTGTTTGTTCTCCTGGTGGTAGGCCGAGGCCAGTGAACTCATCGAGCAGTTCGCCCGTGTGCTCGCCGTGCTTGGCGTGCCCGTTCGTTCGCTTCGCCTGCCATGCTCGGATGGCGACTGCGACAGGACGTGCAGCCTTGCCCACTGCGAGGACGAGTGCGGTAAGCCCTGCGAGCAGCACGCCTGACAGGGCGATTGCTGGTAGCGGGTTCGCTGTCGCCCACGTCGCGAGGATCTGTCCCAAGCCAGCTTGATCCCCCCTTCAGTCCTCGGCCAGCCGAGAGAGGGCGGGCATGTTGAGGGTCGTGTGTTTCATCTCCCCGCGAGCCTTAGCGCGACTGTGATCGCGCCGAATACCAACCCGATGAAGCCGACGAAGGCCATGAGGAGCGAGACGATCAGCATCGTGTTCGCGCGGCTCTCGTCCTTGACCGCCTTGCCGCCCGACACCAGGCCGCCGCCCTGCGCCAGCGTCCGGCGCAACTCCTCGACCTTCTCGCCCAGACTGGAGAAGCGCGACTCCGTCTCGGTGCGCGGCATCGTCGCCTTGTTCTGCTCGTCCATCTTCCGGGCGAGGTCGTTGTGGCTCGCGTTGTACGACTTCTGCGCTTCCTCGGCCTTCACGATCGCTTTCTCGCTCGCCTCGAAACTGGCCTTCGTCTGCTCCTTGACCGCGGTCAGAGCAGCATCGACGGCGGTGCGCCGGCTCTCGTCGCGCTCCTTGTAGAGCCTGTCGCGCTCGTCGTTGATCTCGCGGAGCGCGAAGTCGGCCTTCTCCAGCGTGGCGATGCGCTGCTCGAGGTACTCCTTCAGCGTGTCGACGGTCCACCCTGACTCCGATCTCTTGGTCTCTCCGCTCAACTAGCCCTTGTCCTTGGCCTCGGCGACCGCTTCCTTCGTCTCCGCTTTGGCCTCAGCCTTCAGCTCGGCTCGTGCAGGCGCACCCACGGGCGCGTTCTTCGCGATGATCTCGCTCAGCGCCAGCCTGCGCGCCTCGTCGAACGAAACGGGCTTCTCCAGCGCCATCAGCGCTTCGGTGCGCGTGTTGAACTCGCGGAACTGCTCGACCGTCTGCAACACCGGCGGCCCGTTCGGCGGAACGACTTCGCCCTTCGCCTCAAGGACCATGCCGGTGTACTTGCGCACCAGGCCGGCGAAGATCCCGCCCGCGATGCTCAGCTCGGTGCTGCTGATTCCGGGCTGGATGCCGAGCACCTCGAGCCAGTGCAGCGCCGTGTCGGCGCCGGCCCAGCCGGAAGCCTTGAGGGTGAACATCGCGAGGTATGCCGTCGACGCGATGAGCGGCACCCAGCGCGTGAGCTTCTTGCCCGTCTCCGACTGCATCGCCTGGCTGTACAGCGCTCGAGCCATCGGCTCCTTCAGCGGGCCGAGGATCTTGCCGCCGAGCTTCCCGAGCAGCCCGCCGACCTTGCTCACAGGGGCTTGCTGCCCTGGATGATGCGGACCAAGATCACGGCGACTGCGATGACCAGTAGCAGGTGGATCAGGTTGCCGGCACCGCCCACACCTCCGAGGAAGCCGAGCGCCCACAGCAGGATCAGCAGGACAACGATCGTTTCCAGCATCAGAACCTCAGCGCCATGAAAAGCGCACAGCCGCCTCTGCCGTCAGGTCCGCGCTCTGCCAGTCCTTCGCGACCGCCATCACGACAGACCACTGGTCGCCGAACTGCTTCGCGAGTACCACCTTCGCGCCCGACAGGTTGGCGTAGGCGACAACCGCGCCGGTCTGTCCTTCCGGTATCAGCGCCAGCGCGTTGCCGATCGCCTTGTTGATCGCGTCGTCGCTGAACTTCCTGATCACGACGCCCGGGATGTTGCCGGGCTCGCTGACGATCACGCCCGCGGGAGCGACGACTGCCGGCTCGGGTGCGGCGGCGCCGCTCACTTCGCGCGCCCCTTCTGCTTTGTGTGCAGCAGCTTGATGTACTGATCCTCTCGGATGTCGAGCGCCTTCTGTAGCCGCGCGTTCTCCTTGCGCAATTGACACAGCCTGGCGGCGGGGGTTCCGGTCGTCCAGGCTCTCCGGCAAGGCTTGTCGGTGATGCAGTCGCAGTCGCGTGGGCCGCGCGGCTTGCGCTTCGTCATCGGCGCGGCCTGCTTTCCGCGATCCGCTGCTGCTCGTACTCGGCCTTCGTCACGGGAGGATTCGGAGAGACGTCTCGCTTGCCGGCGCCATCACGGAGCGCCTGATAGGTCTCCTTCCCGGCTGCGAACCAATGGCCCACCAGGAACCAGACCGGACACGCGACGAGGTGCGACACGATGAACACGATCCACGGACCGTCCGGCGAGGCCCACAGCTGTCGCATCACGTGCGAGATCGTCGCGCTCTCGCCGCTGGTGGACTGGACCTCGAGCACGAGGCAACCGCCCAAGAGCGCGAACTGGAGGAGGGCGAAGATCCACATCCAGCGCACTGTCCGGCTGCGGGTCCAGCTCATCGCAAATACCAGGGCTTCCCGCCCATCCCGTAGGGTGGCCCCGCGCTGGTCTTGCGCACGTGGTACACGTACAGCAGGCCAGCGGTCGCGAGGCCGAGGATGTAGCCGATCACGGGATGCCTCGCGCGACCATGAAAGGCCGGTGCAACAGCACCGAGAAGCCCGGCGTTGCGCCTGTCGCGCGGCCGAAGTCGAGGTGTTCCTTGCGCGGGTTCGACGGGGACCACACCGCGATCTCGTCGTCGGAGACGCGCGCGCTCTTGTCCTCGTGTGTCGCCACGCAGAAGCCAGCGGCGCGCAGCTCCCGCGCCAAGGCGTTTCCGTGCTCCGTCAGGCTCTCGTTCGGCACCTCACGCTCGACCTCCCCGAACAGCCGACGCGCCACCTCTGCAACGGGGCCCTCGAAGGCTGACGCCCCGGGCTCCCCTTGGATGTCGCAGGACTCAAAGCGGCAGTGCATCCGCCACGGGCCCGCGTAGCACGTGCTCGGCTGCGGGCCAGGACCGCTCGGGGTCGGCGTCGGTCCTGGCGTCGGCGGCATGGTCGGACACGTCTTCGGCGCACGCGGTGGGCAGATGCCGTTGGTCCAGCTCCAGGCGTAGCCGGGCAGTCGCTCCTCACGCCACGCGGCACCGTCCCACTGATAGCGCCGGCCCCAGGCGTCGAAGCAGCCGCGCCGCCTGTCGTCGGCATCTTCGGGATAGCCGGCTTGGCAGTGCAGCGTCACACCGCCAAAGGTCTTCGTGGACTCGCCCCACTGGCGTGCGACCTCCCAGGCGGGCCAGCAGAAGCCCTCGTCACGCTCCCACGGCACCGCGCCATGACCGTGACCGGTCGCGTCGCCCGGAGGCGTGATCCGCTTCCCGTTGCTGTGGTCGAACGGCTCACGCCAGCAGGCGTTGTTCGTTCCGGTCCGATCGCAGCTCGACGGCTTGAGTCCATTCCGCACGTCTACCGGCCCGCTCGGCATCGGCTGCTCGGGGATGCATGTCGGCGTCGGGC